CCTCTTGCCACCTGACATGTAGTCAGGAGGTCTGAGGTATGTCAAACCGTCACAACCAGATTACCTTGATCTGGAAAGACGTCGAACAATTTGTTCGGCGCACGACCGTCCAGCGTCTCTCTATTCCATTGAAGGGAGCGGATCTGCGCACTGCGCAGGACGCTCTACTTCTCTGGGAGATGGCGCTGGTCGACCTCACGACTCCCTTCGGTTCACCTCCAGAGTGGAATCCATTAGAACACATTCGTTTTGTTGTGTCATTGGATTTAATTACTCTGGTGGGTCTGCTTAAATCCGCAGACACTCTCCTATTGCTTAATTGCATAGAAGATAGTCCATCGGATTACGACGACTTTAAACATCGTCTTGAAGCAGAGAACTGGGTAGTGGATGGTATATTCCATCCATTAAGGGGTCTCATCGAACAGTGGCATAAAGATCATGCCACTGACGCTTTCCGCCTATTGCATAATGCCTTTGTTTTCCTGTCGAGATTGTCGCTTCGCGACGTTCCCGATTTGGAGGACAAGGCGATGCAAGACTACTTGGCACATGAATACCGTATCTCGACTGTGGTTCCCACCACAGAAGAAGCGGACATCATTACCAAGTGGTTTCCTCGGGTTGGGGATGTTCGCTATTCACCCATCTATAAAGATGTGGTGTGCAAGCATGGTCCCGGTGCCGTTGCAGATGCTGGTCGATCCTTGTCTGAAAAGTACAAGAAGATCGGTACAGATATCTGGACTGACTACTTGGACCAGAGGATGGATCCTCCCCCCAGTACACCCCGACCACGATGTGAGTTTGAACGCACATCGAAGGTCGTGTTTGTACCTAAGAGCGTTACTAGTCTCCGCACGATATGTATGGAGCCTACTACACTCCAATGGTACCAACAAGGATTCTTCAAGTCGCTGTCTCGGTATATCCGAAATCACAGGTACTTGAAGAGGCGGATTTCACTAGAGAACCAGGAATACAATCGCGAATTGGCATTTGTCGGTTCAATCGATGGATCTTTTTCCACGATCGACTTGACAGCCGCTAGCGATTCAGTATCCTGGCGCCTAGTGAAGGCGTGGTTTCAACGATCAGTACTACGTGAGACCTTCTGGAGCTGTCGTTCTAAGAACGCTTTGCTCCCGAACGGCGACGTAATCAGGCTTCACAAGTTTGCTCCAATGGGATCAGCTTTGTGCTTTCCCGTAGAGTGCCTTGTGTTCGCCGCTATCGTTGAAGCTTCGATTAAAGAGGTTGGAGGGCGTCCACACGAATCACAGTACCGTGTGTACGGCGACGACATCATCGTGGAGTCTGAATACGCAGAGACAGTTGTCTCGCGATTAATTCAGAACGGATTTATCCCAAATAAGGATAAATCCTATACCTACACTAAGAGTTCCCTTATTTACAGGGAATCATGTGGAGGCGAATACCTTAACGGTGATGATGTCACCCCGATTCGGTTGTCCCGCTGGTTCGCGGGATTAACCTTTTCGGTTAGTGATGCGTCGACAATCGAACGTCTCATTTCTTTTGCAAATGACTGTTATGGTCATTTGCCCACCGTCCGACTTTGTATTATCCGGTGCCTTGATTCATTGAGGCCCGGTTACAAAGTGCCCTTTTCCGATAGTGGAGATGTCGGGCTCTTTAGCCCAACTCCCACGAATTATCGGATCAAGACGGTCAGATATTCTGACTCTTTCCAAGAGCCAGTCTATCGAGCTGGGGGGTTGAAAACAACTTATCCCCAACATGACCCGGCGGAGGAAGATATTCGACTTTTTGAATATCTTAGAGTCAATGAGACTCGGTCCCGTCTTCTGTTTCCGGAAGATAGGACTGATGTCCGATTGTCCCTCCCTCGCTATACGAAGTGGTCTAGTCGAAACTACTTCGACCTACACCCGTAGGTAGCAAGAGAAGGGTACCGACCTTTGGTCGGTAGGGCGGAGTTGCTCCGTTAATTCAAAAACGTTATATTG